GAAACGAATCACAAAGAACAACAAGACATCCACTAAGGGTGATGCGCTGAACACAGTCATCAACTGGAAGAACACCACTAACAACGCATACGATGGTGAGAAGCTCCACTTGCTGTACCTCGATGAGGCCGGTAAGTGGGAGAAGCCAGCTGATATACGTGAGGCGTGGCGCATTGAGCGTACCTGTCTGATCGTAGGTAGAAAGATTGTGGGGAAGGCTTTGGTCGGATCTACAGTAAACCCAATGGATAAAGGTGGTGAGGAGTTCCGTGAGTTATGGGATGACTCCGATCCAACAGAGCGTAACGCCAACGGCAGGACTAAGAGCGGACTGTACGGACTGTTCATCCCGGCCTATGATGCGCTGGAAGGATTCTTTGACCAGTACGGCAACTGCGTAACGGAAGACCCGGAGGAACCTGTAATTGGGATAGACGGGGAGATGATAGATATCGGATCTAAGACATACTTGAAGAATGAGCGGGATGCAATGAAGCATAACCCCAAGGAGATGAACGAGCTCGTAAGACAGTTCCCTTGGAGTATTGATGAGGCGTTCCGTGATAGTATCGAGGGGAGTGTGTTTAATGTAGGTAAGATCTACCAGCAGATTGACCACAACAACAACCTATACCCCAACCCCATAGTGAAGGGCAACTTCATGTGGAAGGAGAAAGACAAAGAGGTTGTTTTCTCACCCGATCCCAACGGCAGGTTCCGAATAGCGTGGCACCCAAAAGCAGAGGACAGGAATAAATACCAAGAAGACAGAGGCGGGAAGAAGACACCTGCAAATGCTCACATTGGTGTAGGCGGGGTGGATAGCTATGATCTGGATCAGACTGTAGATGGGAGAGGATCGAAAGGTGCAATGCACATGTACAATAAGTTCAACATGCATGCCCCATCAAACATGTTTGTACTTGAGTACGCATCACGCCCAGACCTTGCGGCAATATTCTACGAGGACTGCCTCATGGCTGCATTCTACTATGGTTACCCTCTTTTGATAGAGAACAACAAGTACGGGATAGCTAGGTATTTTGAGCAAAGAGGATATGATAACTACTTGTTAGACAGACCTTCACACTTGGCTAGTGCCAGCGCAAAAGTTAAAGTGAGAACTAAGGGTGTACCATCTAACTCAGCTGATATGATTCAGTCACACGCTCAAGCTATTGAGGCTTACATCCACGCCCACGTAGGCATCCGTCCAGAAACAGACGCTATGGGGGCGATGTATTTCAATAGAACACTTGAGGATTGGATAGCATATAAGATAGAGAAGAGAACTAAGTATGACCTTACAATCTCTTCAGGTCTTGCCCTACTTGCTGCTCAAAAAGTTAAAAGCAAAAAGGTCAAGAGCAACTTCCAAGAGAAGGAGTTCTTCCGTAGGTATACGCCTAAATCCTTCCACAGCTAGATTTATTATATTTGCGAGGTAATGTACAGGGATCAAAAAAAACAAAAGGGCTTCCCAGATCCTATGGAAGCTCCGCACGTAAAGCAGAGCGTTGACTACGGTTTGAGCTATGCTAAGGCTATTGTAAATCAGTGGGGGGACTTAGATAAAGCTCAGTCTCTTTTGCAGAAAAGACACAGAGCCTTCGAGCGAAACAGGAAGTACGCTAACGGTACTCAGGATACAACAATCTATCGGCAGCTTCTTAGCTCACTCGATCCATCTAATGCAGACGGCAGTTTCTTGAACTTGGATTATACTCCAGTTCCGATTCTGCCGAAGTTCGTTAGGATCGTAGTAAACAAGATTCTTTCTAGAAAACCCTACCCAAACCTTGAGGCTGTAGACCCACTCTCTTCTTCTGAGAAAGATAAAGAGAGAAGAAAGGTTGAGCTGAAGATCAAGGCAAAGAAGCAGCTTCAGGAGATTAACGAAAAGATTCCTCTCAAGAATGTAAACCTCGAGGAGGTTCCTGATACCCTCGAAGAAGCTGAGATCTTTATCGGCAATAACATCAAGTCTTCATCTGAAATTGCTGCTCAGATTGCCACTGATTTGACTCTTGAGTGGAATGACTTCAACGATAGCATTTACAGACGATGTGTAGATGATCTGGCTGCACTCGGTATGGCTGTCGTAAAGAGAACAAACGATCCCAACTACGGCATCAAAGAAGACTATGTAGACCCTGCTACATTCGTTCACAGCTACACTGAAGATCCCGGCATGAACGACCTGATATACGCAGGTCACATGAAGCGAATCACAATCAGTGAGCTGAAGAGGCTTGCTGGTGACCAGTTCACCGAAGATGAGTATAAGGATATAGCCAAGAAAAGCCAGAAGCGCCTTGGTTATGCTGGGAACACCATGAACGAAAAGTCATACGATAACCACCTGAAGAGATTCAGATATGGGTATGACGAGTACATGGTTGATGTATTGGACTTTGAGTTCCTGTCTGTAGATTGCATTTACTTCGAATCGAAGGAGAACAAGTACGGGAATGTAGGCTTCTACTTCAAAGGCAACAACTACAAAGAGCCCAGCAACTCAGTATTCAAAAGAGAAGTTACAAAGCTTGAGAATACAGTTGTGTATGGCGGTGTTCACGTAATGGGTTGTGACAAAGTCTTTAACTACGGAGTTAAGACCAACATCCCTAAGACAGCTCACGATATCACTAAGGCTAAGATGTCTTACTCTGTGGCGTGTGTGAACCTGCTGGACATGATGCCCAAGTCAATGGTAGACAGCTGCATCGGGTTTGCTGACCAGCTCCAACTTACTCACCTTAAAATCCAACAGGCTATTGCTAAAGCTAAGCCTGACGGTATCATCATTGACATTGAGGGATTGGAGAATGTGCAGCTCGGTAAGGGCGGTGAACTCCAGCCACTCGAACTCCACGATATTTATGAGCAGACGGGTGTATTCTATTACCGATCTAAAAACCCTGAGGGCGGCTTCCAAAACCCGCCAGTCAGAGAGATCGGCAACTCCATTCGTAACATTAACGAACTTATTGGTATATATAACCACTACCTGAGAATGATTAGAGATGCTACTGGCATCAACGAGATGATGGATGGTAGTACACCTAAAGGTGATACTCTTGTGGGTGTTCAGCAGCAAGCAATTGCTGCGGGGAACAATGCAACCTACGACATCACGAATGCTTCAATGATGCTGTACAAGAAAGTTTGTGCTGACATCGTTAAGTGCGTTCAGATCATTCCACTAGAATCAGTTCTGTACAAAGTGTACGCAAACGCTATCGGTAAGGAGAACATCTCTCTGTTGTCTACGTTTGAAGATATGCCTCTGTACAACTTCGGTGTAACCGTCCAGAAAGAAATGGACGATATCGAGAAGCAGTACTTGGAGCAGAACATCCAGATTTCACTTTCTCAAAAAGAGATTGATATCGAAGACGCTATCGCTATTAGACAGCTCCGAGACATCAATCAGGCTGAGCGACTGCTTATCGTTAGACGTAAGAAGCGAATGGCAATGAACCAGCAAATCGCTCAGCAGAACGTAGCTGCTCAAGCGCAAGCGCAAGCCCAGTCAGCTCAAGCTGCCGCTCAAGCAAGTATTCAAACTAAGCAAGTTGAGGCTCAGATCGAAGCTCAAATGCTTCAGATGAAAAGCCAGCTCGACGCTCAGATGGAGCAACTCAAGCACGAGCATAGAAAAGAGATTGAACTTATTAGAGCTCAAGCTACTCTCGGATTCAAGACTGACGAGCAAGAGTTTAAAGAAAAACTCGAAGTACTCAAAGAAGACCGCAAAGACGACCGTGTCGAGAAGCAAGCTGTCGAGCAATCAAAGCTTATCGAACAAAGGAAAGGTAACAGAGGTGAGCTCAAGAGTGCTCAACAAGAAGAAGAGGAGCTCGAAAGCGAATCTATTGACGACATCATTAACAGCGTAATCAACCAGTAATGGCTACAGTAAATCTAGATACTTCAGTACGTCTTGACATTGTATGTCGCAGGGGTGATACATTCTCTCTTCCCATTGACTTTCAATCAGCTCAAAGTGCAGACGGATGGGGGATGCAGGTGCGATTAACTGATACTACAGAAGACTCAACGATTCTAAATGTGGAAGACGGGTTTTCAGTTAGTGACGGTGTTGCTACAAACTCATTACTCACCATATCCATATCCGCTGACGATATGGCGGCAGTCTCCTCGGGCTTGTATGTATACGATATTCAGCAAGAAATCGGAGCTACTGTATCGACTAAGCTTTACGGGACGTTCAAGGTTAACGAAGATATCACTGTGTAATGGCTGATATAATTGTAACACCGGGGTCACCTCTTGTGGTGACGATTAACCCACCGACAGTTAGTCCAGTTATCATTACTGCTGGTGGCCCTGCCGGACCTGCTGGTGCTGATGGGGCTGATGGAGCTACTGGGCCTCAAGGCCCAGCTGGTGCAGACGGTGCAGACGGAGCAGACGGTGTTGGTGTTCCCGCTGGTGGGTCTACAGGAGAATCTCTACTGAAAGCATCTGATACTGATTACGACACTGAGTGGGGTGATCCGCTAATCGACACTGTCTACTTTACTGTTAAGAACGTGTCTGGTGGGGAGTTACCTAAAGGCACTCCAGTCCACGCAGTGCTTGCAGATATATCTGGTAATGTCGTTCCAGTAATAGCAGCAGACGCTTCTATTCCTTCGGCAATGCCGTGCAACTTCATTCTCAATGAAACAGTTGCTGACGAGGCTGAGGGTCAGGCTCTTTTGATTGGGTACATACAGGGGGTTAATACTGATGCTTTTGATGTTGGTGACGTAGTGTACGTTGCTTCTGGTGGAGGCTACACCAATTCAAAACCAACTGGTACAGATCTCATACAAAACCTTGGGGTTGTTGTAAAGTCGCACCCTAGTAATGGTAGTGGTGTGGTGTATGGTGCTGGACGATCTAATGATACCCCTAACCTTCCTACTGGGAAGTTCTTTATCGGCAGTGCAACAAACACTACTGAGTCTGCATATACCCTCCCAACTGCTGACGGTACTGCCAATCAGTTCATGAAGACTGACGGTGCTGGCGCTGTAACATTTACAAGCATCACTCAAGCTACAGGTAATGAGCTTGAGAACGTAGTAGAGGATACTACTCCTCAGCTTGGTGGTACTCTTGATTCTAATGGAAATGAGATTAGGTTCAGGGGTACTGGTCATACTAATTACGTAGCGATTGCACCGTCTACTCTTGAGCCGGGATCTAGTGTAACCTTTTATCCTCCAATTGCTGACGGAACTACTGGGCAAGTAATTCAGACCAACGGTTCTGGCAAGTTGAGTTTCGTTACCCGTGCAACAGAGGATTATGTAGACACCGCTGCAAACACACTTACTGAGAACACTCAGACCGGTACAACCTACACCACTGTATTGACAGATGCGGGCAAGATGATTACTTGCAACAATGCCTCTGCTATAACAGTAACGATCCCACCGAATAGTTCTGTTGCTTATGAAGCTGGCACAGTTCTTTCGTTTATTCAGAAAGGTGCTGGTCAAGTAACTCTTTCCGCTGGTGCTGGTGTAACGCTCAACAATGCGAACGGACTAAAGACAGCTTCTCAGTATTCTGTGATCTCTTGTTGGAAGGAGGATACTGATACATGGATTGTTTACGGTGACACCACTGCATAATGGGGGTATTGGCTTCAACCATATCACGGCCCCAAGCAAGCAGCACGGTTTACGATGTGTACGATCATGCTTACGACTTTACCAATGGCCTTCAGCGTTTCTTTATCCTAGATGATGCGGTAAACAATACAATCGCTAGTGGTCAGTTCACATTGCTATTTGCCTATCAGCCTGATACCGTCAACTCAACAGACACGGTATTTACGCTTTGGGATTCTACCGCAAGCAACAGGGCATTTTGGTGGAGGTTTAGATCTAGCGGATCTGTTGTTCAAGCGTTCACCTCAGCCAACGGCTCATCAACCGCAGGAAGTCATCAAGCTTCTCATGGTATGACCGCCAACGGCACCAACTGGTACTTCTGGGCCTGTGTAGTTGATATGACGGAGTCAGCGCAGAACGACAAGATTAAACTCTATCGTAACGGCACTGACGTAGGGGCTACCTTGAGCACAGGAAGTCACACAAGTATTTACGATGTGACCTTTGATAACAGCACCTCTACAACGAGAGGTCAAACGGGTTTTACTTGGGGAGGCAGGACAGGTGGCACGGCTCAATCACTCGACGGGATGGCGCACGAGTTTAGCATACTTGATACGCCTCTTACCTCAGCGCAGGTGTCGGCGATATACAACAGCGGCGTTCCGTTATCCCCTCGGGATAATCACAATGCTAACGTCATTAGCCGCATTGATACTTCATCATTAACCTATGTAGGCACTAACTACGAGGGAGATGACGAAATACTAGGGGCTAATAAAATCCTAGGACAGAATACGATC